TCTCCAGGTTTGATCTCTGTCTGGGTGTACTGTCCAATGTAATTTAATAGTATGAAAGTTATTATCTCCTTCTTCTGCTCTTTGCCACATTCTGTGGAAAAAGTTACCCATACCATTAGGAGTAGATAACATAATACATTTACCACCCGTTGCCATTGTTTGTTGCAAACCACCCCAAAGTTCTTCAATTGTATTAGAATCAATAAACGCAGCCTCATCTATAATAAGTAATGATACTGCTTCAGAACGACCTGCAGATACTGATGTAGAAGACGCTTTTACTTGAGACCCGTTAGATAAACGTAATGATAATTTATTATCTTCTGTTGATTGAGCATTTTGCTTTAACCAACTAGGTAAATTATCATACATAACTCTTACCTTAGTTACTAAGTTTCTAGCTACTTCTTGACGCGTTGCAATAGTTAAGCAGTTTTTATCTTCATGAAAGACCATTAACCATAATGTATATCCTGCAGATAAAGTAGAAATACCTAACTGACGAGACTTTAAAATAATATTTCTATCATTATCTCTAAAATCATATAAGCACTGCTCTTGAAAAGGATAAAGATCAAAAAGCATTTTGCCTTTCATTGGATGTTGAATATAACAATACTTACGCATAAAGTACACGGGGTCTTTTGCGCATTTTTTATATTCCTCCCTTATAATATCCTTTACATTTTGTGGAGTTTGAACAACTTTATTTTGATAATCGCTTACATCAACCATATTAGAATAATTTAAATAATAACATTGTTAATATTGCGCCAGAAGAAAACATTATCGGTGGCTTTTCATACCACTTTGGTTTTACTGATTCGTAAATCTTTTTCCAATCTTTTACATTTTCTTCTAAGTTGGTAATTTGAGCCTTTTGGCTAATAATAGTAATACTATCTAACTCTAATGCTGTTTTAAAATCTATACATTGAGCTTTGTATTCTTCTATTAATTGGGTATGAATAGAGTCTTTATGTTCTAATACTCTAATATTATTGTAAATATTTATAATCTTTCTTTTAGAAAAGCATGTATCTGGTACTTGCGCGTTTGCATTTATAGCTAAACCCATACATAAGATTATAAAAAATATTAATTTTTTCATTGTTAATTTAATTGTTTATTTCCAAATGCTCGTAAAAATATTACTGCATTTGCTAAACTTGTATCGTATGTCGGTACTGAGTTTAATGATTCTTGTAAATTATTAATAGTTGTAGTTCTATTGTCAATTCTATTTGTTACTTCTACTTTCTTAACTGCAATACTATCTAATTTTTTTGAGATGCTATCGTTTTGAGCTTCTCTCAATTCAATATTATGCTGTAATTGAATTACATTTGTATTTAAGTTTGTTATGTAATACTTAATATAAAAGAAAATTACAATAAAAACAAGTATATAAATAATATTAAGTATTGATGATTTCATTTATTGGTTCTCCTAATAATTGAGCCTTTACTTTTTGAAAGTCTCTTTCTAATAATTCTTCTAATTCTTGTTCTTTACCTTTCCAAGGCGAGTCCCATTTTTCAACAGTACCATCGGAATTAACAAATTCTGCTTTAGTTAAAAGCTCTTTAATAGCACCCATTTCTGCTCTTGCATCTATTAACCAAGCTTCGATGTTTTTTCTCATTAAATCCTTTTCATATTGTTCATATGTACCATTAAGTCTATGATCATGTTCCATATCAATAACACAATCAAAGCACATTTTATGAACTTTCCACATTTTCTTGTTATATTGATTATCTTTCATTTCATTATTACATTTAGGGCATGTATTAGGCATCTTTAATGCTTTAATTGCTGCCATAACTGCTTCTAATGCCTTTGCTGAACTAACCTTATAACCGTCCTTTTGTTCCCATTGAACTCCGTTATTATCAATCCACTTATCTCCAACATTTCTATCTTCTTCTTTAGACTGATATCCAACTGTTGTTTTGTTTTGAGACTTATGCGTTCCCGAGAGCATTTGATTTATCGCTCTAATGTTTTGTAATTTCTTTGCCATAACCTTTTATATAATTATTTTCTAAATTGACTTTCCATGCCTTTTATAATAAATGAGCCAGTTATCTTAAATACATCTGGATATAATCCTCTTACTACAATACCCTCTTGATCTTTACTATCTCCTAGATCTGAAGTAATTGATTCTAATACCTCATCACCTAAAAGCATTGTAGATAAGTAAATAAAATATCCATCAATTGCTGCTTTATAATCTGCAGGATCTTTTACTATTTCATTAATATTATTATTTCCTGATAACCTCATTAATATTTCTTTAGATACTGCACCAACTGTTTTATCATCTATTAAAGTTACTTTTTGACCACTAGGTATTGTTTGAATTTCATCTAACCATTGTTTTAATGATTTAGATTCTTTTTTACCATTAATGATAATAGTATGTTTTTGATTTAATACTGAACTTAAATTTGCTGGTTTAGATGGTCTAGTAGTAAATTCATGTACCACTTCAAATCCAGATTTTTCTGCAATTGGATTCATTTTTGCTACTAAAGATTCTAAAGCTTTTTTATTATATGAAATTTCTTTTGATTCTCTTCTTTTTGGTGTAGCTTGAAATAATTCTAATAAACCATGAATTGCTAAAAAGTTTTTAGCATATGATAATACATTAGTACTTCCAGCAACATATTCAACATTAAACATTATATTTGGATTATCCCACATTCCTAATGCTTTTAATTCTTGTTGAATGCTAGGTAATGAATCATTAAAAATATCTAATACTTTACCACCTGTTTGAATAAACCCATGTCCTTCTCCGAATCTATCTAATAAATCTGCTTTAGTAATTCCTTTAACATCTAAAGGTTTCATTGAGCCTCTATCTAAAACAAATTGTCTTTGACCATCTAATATAACTAATCTAACAGATGCATTTACTCCGTCAATTTTTATTGCTGCTGGGTTTGTAGTTAGGTATGTAGCAGAGTCTTCAAAAACATTAATTAAATCTTTACCAGAATTTACTTGAGGTAAATCAAAAGGATGTTTCATATGACCGGCTGCGCCACCCTCATTAATAGGGACGCAATTAGGAACTTGCTTCTTTCCTTTTTTCTTCATACCAACTTGTTTATATCCATCCCAACAATCTTCTTGAAGTAGTTTATTTAACCACCAGTCTTTACTAAATTTTTCGGTCATTTTATTTTCTAGTTTATCAAATATATAGTTAGCCATTTTTTCTGAATACCATCCGAATATTTCTTGGAATAGTTCTTTCTTTTCTTCTCTAGTTTTTGATGTATCTCCTAATACATTTCTTATTTCAGTCCCAGACATTTCTCCATACCCAGGCACTTTTAATGAAATATGCGGAGCAGTAATTAAATATCCATGTTTAGATAATGGCTCTAAGTTATTTTCATTTCCTTTATAATTTTGAAAGAAACTAGGACTTCCATCTTTCTTAACACCTATTTTAAATCTAGGGTCTTCTCCCATATCTTTTTCTCCAACCATAAATACTACCGAGGTAGTTTCCGGGTCAAATTGGCTATATAGTTCTGCGGGACTGTACGGATTCTTTACTTCAATAATATGAGAAGGGTCAATACCATAAAGCTCCATAATAGACTTCTTTTCGTTAAAATTAAATGGAGATTTTTCTGTGTCTATTTTATTTGATGTTACGATATAAGAGTTATCTTCACCAAATTGTTTTTGTAACCACATAAATGCAGCTGCATGATGTTTTCCGAAAGGTTGAAATCTTCCAGGAAAAAGTGCTATAATTCTATTTTTCATATTTTTTACAGTTATTAAAGTGATATCTAGTCATATTAGATTGACCACCTAATTTATTACAATAAGGGCAAGTTACATATTTCTGCGGTTTAGGGATTCCAGAATATTTACCTTTTAATGTATTGCTTATTTTAATTGACATGGCATTTTTTATATCTTCGGGTTGCGACTGCCACCAATCAGTTTTTCTAGATTTACTAAATTCTTTATACTGTCTCTGTTGTTCCGGAGTTCGTTTATTCCATCCATCTGAAACTTTTTTATTATCAACTATACATTGATTTTCAGTACGATTAGATTTTGATAATCGAACTTTAATAGATATATTAGTTCTCCACTTTAATTTTTGCTCTTCACTATATGATGCAAATAATTCTTGACTTTTAATTCGTTGTAATACAATTTGTTCTTCAGACCAATGAATTCGCCCTTCGCCTCCATCTGTCATATTTACTAACGTGCCTAATCCTAAGTCTTTACGCCCGTACAATTTAATAAATTCTATTTCTTTTTTACATGCTTCCTCCCAAGTTAAGTTATCTAATATAATATCAATTCGATATTTAGTTTTATTAG